CACAAAAATAGTATGATTAGGTAGTTTTGAATAATCAGAATTGCCTAAAGTAAAAAAGTCATTATCACCATCAAATTCAAAGTATGGTTTTGAATTTGTACCAAAACCAGTAGCATTATAAGTAGGTTGATTTACTGCTGTATTTTGTGTTGCGTTTGTAGCACCTGATCCTTGATTAGTCCAAAGTGTTGAACTTGCTGATACCCCCGCATCCAACCACAAAAGAGGGTTTAAATCAGAGGGTGAGAATGCTCCTCCACTACTTGCACTATTTCCAAAACTTGTTCCAAACATATCTTATATTTTACCTACTGCTATCCAACCGTTAACTGTTATTTGCTTTAGTGTAACACCACCCCACTGCGCAGTGATTGCTATATTTACAGAATCTCCGTTTAATTCAACCCCTGATGCAGGGGTTAGGGTTACCTCACCTGCACCTGCTTGTATAATGTCAATCTCTGTACCTACAGGGAATGCTTCAGTAGCATTATCTCTAATATTTACTGTTACCGCAGTTCCAAGGTTAGAGTATATAAAAGTACCCTCGTGCGTACCATTTTCTAAATTTATGTTTTCAGAAGTAGTACTGATTATAGGTCTAAAGCCTGTAATTGCTACGTTGCCTGTTATTGCTCCAGTCATTGCTCCGCCAGTCGTTGATAGCTTTGTAGCTATTGCTGTTGTGTTTGTTGCTATTGCTGATGTGTTTGTAGCTATTCCTGATATATCTTGGTCACCTGTGTTTGTTCCGCTTAAATTAGTTGCTGAAACTGCACCTGCAAAGGTTGCGCCTGTTAGATTGGCCTTTAAATCTAAGGCCGTTTGTAAATCTGTCTGTGTTGACAAAGTTCCACTAATTCCTCCCCAAGCCGCTGAAGTAGATCCGCTACCATAGTCAGGTACATTCAAAGTTGCACCTACCAATGTAGCTACTCCAGAAGTGCCTGTTGTGGTTAGTGAAATTGTGTTTTGTTTTTCGTCTAAAGCTGTTTGTGTCGCTGTTGAAACTGGTTTATTTACATCGCTTGTATTGTCTATATTGGTTAAACCAACAGCCGTTTTATCTAAATCTCTAAAGGTCTTATCGCCTCTGTAATATTGTGCCGTTGTGCCTTCATCAACTACATCTTCTTTATTATCTAAAGCTGATTGCAAATCTGTTTGATTCGATAAAGTTCCAGTAATTTCTCCCCATTTTGAGCCTAATTTATCCCAAACAGCAGCGCCATCTGTTGAATCTGTACAGATAAAAATCTTCCTGGGTGTTGTCGATGTATTTATCCAGAAAGAAAAAGGCTCATAATTTGCAGTCACATCATCATTTACCGTTGGATCTATTGATGCTGATAAATTTGATTTAATCGCATGATATACTCCTGTACTATCTTTAAATAATGATCCTGTCGGTTGAGTAAAATCACTATCCATTAAGGCACCTGAACTAGCTACATTAATTGCATCAGTTACATCTGCGCCATCTTCAATTGTTCCAAGTTTGGTTCTTTCAGTATCTGAAATTATTACACCGCTTGCTGTATCACTTATTGCATCAGTAATTACCAAACTAGCGTTTAATTTAGTTCTTACACTCAGCCCTGATTCTCCATTACTAATTGTACTCATAATATTAAATATCTTGCCATGTTGCTGTATCTACCCATTGATAATTATCTCCAAAAACGCCACCTGTTAAAAGCCATATTGAAATAATAGCCATTGTATTTCTGGTAGCTGACAATGTTAAATAAGGCGGCCTTAATCCTTCTTGTTTTATGTGTGTTATATCATACCTTAAACCCTGGTAATAAATACACATTTCCTCATTGTATTGTTTGGATGGGTGTTTTCTAATTTTAAACTCTATTTCGTTTGTTGCTGTTAATTGATCAGCATCAAAACCCTCATTCCCTTTACCATATTTTATTTCAGCCCAGGGTGTTGTGTAATCTAACCATGTAAAAGTTTGCTCACCATAAATATTGGTTTGCTTAGATTTATTTTTTACCGTAACCTGTTGGTTTAATCGTCCTATGGCCATATTATCAACAAAAATACAACTAACGACTCTAGAATAAGTGCAACAATGTTGCGTTTTTTTATATAATTAAGATTGTATTTCTATCGCTCTAACTTTTGAGATACCTGAGTTTGCTTCATAATTCACTCTTACCGGCAAATAATAAACATCATCATACTTAATAACATAGTGTGGTTTAATACCTCCCTGCTCTCCAGTGGTTAGGCTAGTAAAGTTTATTTCTCTTCTGGTTTGTAAATGATGATCAGCTATTACTTTGGTGGTTAGCTGTAAAAAAAAGTAAGATGTCCCGGAGTTAGTTGTGCGCCAATTTGCAGAGGATGAACTAACCCAATTGGCTTGGCTTTGTGAGTTTTTGCTCCTCATTTCAGGCTGTTCCATATGATCGAAAGAGCCAACATCAATAGTTTTTGATGATGTTATTGAGTTAGTTGTGGTCCTTACACCCACAGATGCTCCTGTAGCTGTCACCTTTTTAACTGGAGCAATTAAATTAATAACTGGAGCGCCTAAATTAAAAGGGCTGGCCAGGCTTCCATTTGGATTTCTATAGGCTAATGTCCTGGTTCGATTATAATACTGTCCTGATGGTGTAAGCATATAAAGAAACATAGAGTTTAAAATACCAAATCCTGCGGCGTTATACTCATAAAAATTGGTAAAATAATCTCCTGCTGTTTCACCAGGAAATGGAAGCATTGGAAAAAACCAAAACTGATGATCCGCATAAACAAAACGTGCGTTAAAAGTAACAGCCATCTCATGTAGTTGATCAAATAAATTTGGCATCCCAAAAATATTATCATCCATTCCTACTTTTTGCTCCCAAAACGTCGGAATGGTTCCTGAGCTTATTTCTGTTGTTCTCCAGTAATGGCTAAAGTTTACTATAGGCTCCCCTGAAGGCCAAAAACTTAGGTTATTTAAAAACTCTGGTATAATAGCCTCAAAATGGGTTTTAAACGAATAGTTATTTGCCCCACCTGGTACAAAATCGCATGGTATATCTCTAGCAATTGCTATACGATCAGAAGCCACTAAAGTTATCTCAAATGGCAAAGTATCTAATCCAACTATAAACTTACCAGCATCTGATTTACTACATTGCTCTATTAATATCTCACCTACCCAATAATAAGCCCCATTTTTATCTCTAATATCAATCCATAAATCACCTTCATTAGATGCTATTATCACATCCCATACTGAAGCAATATCAAATTGATGTACCAAAATACTAACAGTACATTTAGATGGCATGTTACCGCCTTTGATGTCCTGATTAACTGCATTCCATTCTACATTAAATCCACTAGCTTGAAGGATTGGCCCTCTGTTTAAATCTCCACTTAGTGATTCATCCCTAAGGTAGATGGTCCAATCATCATCATGATCATCAGTAAATTCACCTTTAAATCTATTGAAAGGTATCGCCATTTAAAAATATCTTTTTTGTTTTTCTTTTACATCATCGTATAAAAAAACTATATCATCACCAACCAGCCTACCGGTAACATTAATATTTGTGCTATTGTTTCCTCCTCTAAGCTTTTTAAAATTTACATCATTATCAAAGGATCCACCAGCTCCGGCCAATTCATCAAATATGCCTCCAACTGCGCCGCCAACAATTGTACCGGCTGGACCTCCAATAATGCCACCAATAATTCCAAACAGTTTACCAAATAATCCACCTGTACCACCAGCACCGCTTCCAAATAATTGAGTTAAATTACTTTCTAGTAATCTCACCATATCATTCATTCCGCTGGAAAAATCAGCCATTGATCTACCAGACTTAACTGTAGATTTATTTATATTCTTAATCCCATCATTAAGACTATTAAATAAACCTGTTGCAGTTTCCAAATCGCTATCCATTTGAATTTGTTCTGGTGAACGGATATTGGCAAAAGGTGATGTTTTATAACCATTGGAAAAATCTGTTTTACCGGATGCATTTGATGCTGCATTTGATGCTGCATTTCCGGCTTTGGTTATTGCGCCCTCCAAACTTTTAGGTGTTCCTGATATTGCCTCAGATGTTCCTAAAACCTTATTTTTTATTTTCTCCAAGGTTATATCAAACACCTCACCAAATGATTTAATGTTGGGAGCAAAATCTTTTATTACTTTTTTAAGCTCTCCAAGTTTTCCCAAAATTCCATTTGTATCAAATCCAAATAAATCTAAAAGAGGAGCCGCTGCAATAACAATATCTTGCATTGCCTGGATTGCGCTATTTCTTAAATGCATGAAACCCTGCGCCATGTTTAATAATAAAGCTGTTTTGTTCTCATTAAACCAAATATCAAAAGCGGCCAAAGCAGCAAAAGATGCAACCACCAGGGCAATAGGTGAAACTAAAGCCGTAAAACCAGCAATCATAGAGGGAATTAATGTAGTTACTAAAAAGCCTATTCCTACCAGTATTGGACCAGTAACAGCAAAAGCTCCTGCAAGTAACACCACATTTTCTTTTATTGCTGGTTTTAATTTTTGAAATCCTGATACAGCTAATTTTATGTTATCAATAAAAGGCTTTATTGATTTAGCTATAATACCTCCTATCTCTGCCGATAAATTTTGATACGATGCTTGAAGTTGATCAAGTTGCTCACCAAATGTTACAACATCTTCACCCATTTTAGCAAGCTCCTCATGTGCTATTTGGCCAACCGCTTGAGTTACATCACCAATTGATGCGGATGCTGCTGAAACACCGCCTAGTTTATCTTTTAAAGATATTGCAGAAATCCCAAGATTATCAAGTATTAAAGGTGATTTTCGACCAATACCCATTACAATACTATTCACCAAATAATCTACACTTTCGCCGGTATCTTTTGCCCTACGTTGTGCAAATTCTAAAAGAGTTCCTAACTCATTTAATGGTATTTTAAAGTTTTCAGCCCTTACAGCGGCCTTCATTAACTCTAAATTGCTAACAGTATTTTTTGTTGAGCTTTGTAAATTTTCTAATAACCCCGGTTTATTTAATCGATCAAATGCAGTTTTTACTCCTTCTAATTCTGTGAATGCTTTTGTAGATTGTGCCGCAAGGGCCACAAGTGGCGCTGTTACATACATAGACATGTTTTTGCCTATGTTCTGCATTTTCTTTCCAGTTTTTTCTAGGCTCTTAGTTGCCTGCTGCATTTTGCTCTGGAATTGAGTAATATCAGCCCCCAGTTTTACATAAAATTGGCCCATCGTTTTACTGTTTAAATTTTCTTTTTTCCTCCATTATTTTAACCAATCGCAAAACATCTTCTTTTGTGTTGTTGTTTTTAACCTCTTTTTTCTCCCAGGGAAAAAGCGCTAAATCTTTTGGCCTGATTGTTTTCTTGACATGAGGGTTTATGATCAACGTAGACATCCACCTGGCCCTCTCCCAATCTGATCTATCCATCTCCTCCCTCATATCATTAAATCCTTTTAATTTGTTATAAAAAGATCTAGGAGTATAATCTAAAAACTCATCATAACTTAAACCAAGCCGCCCTAAGGCCATTTGTTCTAAGGTATCCCAGGTCAGGAATTGGCCGGAGTTTATTTCTTTGCTCCGGCTTTCAGCTTTCCCGATTTACCAACTTGTTTTGATTGAAATTCTGAAAACACCTCCAGACATCTACCTATTGCATCCATATCAGAATCAAATTCATCAGATAGATCATCAACAGATAAATTAAAATCTTTTTTGGTTTTTCTTGCACCATCTTTAAGGCCTGACCAAATAAGGCAAACAGCATCATTAAGATCCATGTTTTGCCCTATCTGATCAAGTTCTTTCAGAGATTTACCTGCTTTCGTACAGTATATGCGAAGCGCATTAAACCCAAAATAAAGAGGATATTTTTTTTCTGTTATTGTTACAGTTTTTACAATCATTTATTTAATTTATGATTAAATTACTATGCTACTACAGCTTGAACTAAAGCACCTGTTCCTTCAAATGAAAAAGAAAAAGTGTTGTTTTCCTCTGTTCCTGCTTCTTGCTCATATGAAGTTAAATAAGCGCTCCCGGTATAATCAAACTCATCAACTGTTAAGCTGCCAAATTTTACCGTTACTTTAGTTCTTGCCGCTAAAAGTGTAAACATATCGTTTGGTTTATCTACATCGCTAACTGCATTATAAGTCACTAAACCCTCACCTGATACATTCCAGGACTTTAAACCTCCTAAAAGCTCTCGCCATGCGCTTGATCCTTTTGTGGTTATATCTCTAGTATCCATGCTAGCCGTTAAGCTGCATGCTGTGCAATTGCCTATGGTATCATAAGTTGTGCCGCCATCCTCTGAAATTTGGATGATTACATCCGTTGCATTCATTACATCTGTACTTGCTGCCATTTTTATTAATTTTTATTTTATTTTATTTTGTTTTTACCTCTTATTAATACTTCCGTTTTCCTTTCCCTGCTTGTGCTGTGTTCAATATTTTTTGCAATTTCTTTTGTAATTAATTGCTCTGATCTTTCTGGACCTACTTCTAAAATAGATCCAGCTTTGATAGTTATATCATGCCTAATTTTGTAATCTTTAATTAAAGTTATGGTGATCATTTTATTCATTGTCATAAGGTTTACGCATATAAAAAGTAAGATTAGCCTCAAAAA